AAATATGATTTTAATTTTTTGTTTTCTTTTAATAGAATACGTAAAGGAAACAGATCCAAAATTGTTTGAAAAAGCTCATTCGTATGCCAAAGATCACACAGGAGTTGATGTAACAAATTTCGAAATTGACCTTGAAGACATAGATGACCTAGAGGACGTTGAAGAAGAGAACGAAGAAGATTTTGAGGATGAAGAAAATGAAGAAGACGAAGATTAATATTTTAGACCATGGACACGTTGAGTATGTAGAGCATATGGGAAGCGACTTGACTGTGGTCAATGCTGCTCGTGTATCTTTCAATAAAGAAAGTGACTGGTCGGTTGATGAAGACACTCTTGCCGATAAAGATATAAAACTAATTAATTATCTGGCAAAGCATCAGCACTGGACACCATTTGCACATCCTCAAATCACACTAAGAGTCAAGGCACCTATCTTTGTAAGAACACAATTGTTCAAGCACAAAGTGGGAATGGTGGAGAACGAGATGTCACGACGATATGTCACTGACACTCCAGAATTCTATACTCCTGTTTGGAGAAATGCTCCAATCAATGGTGCAAAGCAAGGAAGTTATGACTTTGTTGATCCAGCATTAGCTATTGAATTGGATCACATTAGTGAAGGTATAATTGAAAAGGCAATAGAAACTTACAAGTATTTGTTACAGAACGGAGTGGCACCAGAACAAGCACGTGCCATACTTCCACAAAGTACGTATACTGAATGGTGGTGGACTGGATCACTCTCTGCATTTGCTCGTATATTTAAACAACGTTCAGATGCTCACGCTCAATGGGAAGTTCAACAATACGCTTCTGCTATTGGAGAAATAATTGAACCATTGTTTACTAACTCTTGGAATGTTCTTACTAAATAATTTATAAATTAAAAGGAAACTTATCATGCATTTACCAACACAATTTCAACAATTCATTCACCTTTCTCGTTACAGCCGCTGGCTAGAAGAGGAGAATCGTCGTGAGACCTGGGAAGAAACTGTTAATCGTTACTTCCATTTCTTTGACGGTCATCTCAAGGAAAATACTAAATGTAAGTTGGACAAAGCAACAAGAGAAGAGTTACGCCAAGCAATTCTTAATCTAGAGATCATGCCTTCCATGCGCTCCCTGATGACTGCAGGAGAAGCACTAGAGCGAGACCATACAGCAGGATACAACTGTTCGTATGTGGCAGTTAATCGAGTACGAGCATTCGATGAAATTTTATATATTTTAATGTGTGGCACAGGAGTTGGATTCTCCGTAGAAAGGCAATACGTTGAAAAATTACCAACAATTGCAGAGCAGTTTACTGATTCGGACACTACAATTATTGTACAGGATTCAAAGGCTGGTTGGGCTAAGGCTTACAAGGAATTGGTGTCCTTACTTATTGGAGGTCAAGTTCCGAAATGGGATGTCTCTAAGGTACGGGCTCATGGGGCAAGGCTTAAAACTTTCGGAGGTAGAGCCAGTGGACCTCAACCATTGGTTGATCTCTTTAGGTTCACTGTGGATACTTTTAAACGTGCCGCTGGACGCAAACTCACAAGTATCGAATGCCATGATATTGTCTGTAAGGTTGCGGAGGTTGTGGTGGTGGGAGGAGTGCGTCGATCTGCTCTTATCAGTCTATCAAACCTCACCGATGAACGTATGCGTGATGCAAAAACTGGAGCATGGTGGGAAGCCAATCCACAACGGGCACTTGCGAATAATAGCGTAGTGTATAATGAACGACCAGAGATTGGTACCTTCATGGAGGAATGGGTTTCCCTGTACAAGAGCAAGAGCGGTGAGCGAGGTATTTTCAATCGTGCCGCTGCTCAGAAGCAGACAGAGGGATTGGGTGATCGTCGTGATGCCACCTACGAGTTTGGAACAAATCCGTGCAGTGAAATCATTCTTCGTGACCGACAATTCTGTAATCTTACAGAGGTGGTTGTTCGTGCAGACGACACCATTGAGTCGTTGACACGTAAGTGTCGTCTTGCCGCTATTCTTGGTACATGGCAAGCGTCCCTGACTCACTTCCCATACTTGTCTAGCGAATTTACAAAAAATTGTGAAGAAGAAGCCTTGTTGGGAGTGTCTCTTACAGGTATTTTAGATAATCATATTATGCGTGGCGAGTCTCAGGATGATATTGCCTCATTGCTCGTAGACCTTAAGAAGGTGGCAATAACAACAAATGTGGAATGGGCAAAGAAGTTAGGTATTAATGCAGCCGCTGCTATTACCTGCGTGAAGCCAAGCGGAACAGTGTCACAACTTGTTGACGCAGCCAGCGGTATTCATGCTCGTCACAACGAATATTATGTTCGTACTGTTCGTGCAGATCGCAAGGATCCTCTGTGCCAGATGATGACGGACAAGGGATTTCCTGCAGAGCCTGACGTAACCAAGCCTGATCATGTTATGGTGTTTTCATTCCCCATGAAAGCAGTAGGATCAGTGACACGCAATGATATGTCTGCTCTGGATCATCTAGAGTTGTGGTTGACGTATCAAAAGTATTGGTGTGAACACAAGCCGTCCATCACAGTAACAGTTCGTGAAGAAGAGTGGATGGAAGTTGGTGCTTGGGTGTATAAGCACTTTGACGAAGTTAGTGGTATTAGTTTCTTGCCACACAGCGACCATTCGTATCGTCAGGCACCATACCAAGACTGCACCAAGGAAGAATACGAAGCCCTATTGCTAAAGATTCCTACCGATGTGGACTGGTCAGAACTTAAGAACTATGAAAAGGTAGACACAACTACTGGTACACAAACGTTTGCGTGTACTGGCGATAAGTGTGAAGTGGTAGATTTAATTACCAGTTAATTTTATCGAACATACTTGCTACGATTTGTTCCAGTACCTCTAGGAGTTCCTGTTGTTGGAAGTACCTTTGGGGTAGCAGACAACAAACTAGTTATATGTCCTTGAGTTACAGCCTTTTCTTCGTCACTTCCTGGATGTACGCTCATTAGGGAATTATACGTCTTAGGTATTCCTAATTTAAAGCTACTTAATGCATCTAGAGTTGGGTGTGATTGTCTTCTGGTAGGATCATCTGCTCTTCCATTTTCTGCAGCATCTAATCTGTCCATTATAGGAAGAGCAATCTTCTGATAGACATCTACCACATGATTGTGTGATGCTTGATGCGCTTCGTCTGCATATAAATGACTTGCATTACCTATTTCACCAGTTGCAGGTTTAAATGCTACTGCCGTTGATGTTGCGGTAGGTTTCTGTCCAGCTCGAAGTACTCGTGGTTCACGAGGTTTTTGAGCGGCATCTGGAGTTGTTTTTTCCATATATCTTGCAAGCCAATCACTTGTTGTTTGTTTTGGAGCTGCAACACTAGGTGTCGCCATAGGTGTTGTAGCAGGTGTTGCCACTTGCATTTCTGTTGGAGTAACAGCACCATCTCTAGGTGCTGAATCTAAAGGATTTGAAGATACTGGTGATGTTACTTGCTTTGGGGTAACTAACTTTTTTCTACTAGGTACAGCTGCTCGTGCATCTGCTCCAGTAATAAGTTTTTTAGGTTCTTTTGGGGGAGTAGACTGAAATTCTCTATATTTACCTATATCAAAATTTCTATCTGTTTCTTCATTTTCGTATAATTTCTGTGCCAATACTTGGCGATAATATTCAGTAATTTCTTGTTGTTCGTTAACAGGATAAGCTATAAATGGAGTCCGTCTACGTGCCCCTACATCATCTGGTGGAGATTCGAATGTATCCGATTGTGTGGTAATTGAAGTAGTTGGTTTATTAGCTGATGTTTGTTGAGGCATACCAACATTTCTGCTCAAAATACCTGCAGCTAATATACCAGCACCAAGAAAGCCAGCTATTGCCTCTGGCCTAGTAAGATTATTTTTTAAATTTCTTAATCCTTGACCAAAGTTATAAGCTTTTGATGGAGTGCTAGCTGCTACTGGAGCAGCAACTGGAGCAGATGGCAAAGCAGGAACCAATTCAGTTTCTGCTTTAGAAACCATACCATCATTATTTAAATCACCATATTTTGTGGCAGCAGTAGAAATTGTTGAGCCGACAGGTTGTTGACGGTTAACAATATCACTTGCAGTTAGAACAGAGCTTAATCGCTTTGGATTTATTCTGATGCCAGGATTAATTATATCTGCCGAAGAACCAAAAGTTGGAGTTGGAATTGAGGAAATAGGAGAAGAAACTGATGCCTTTGGTTTTGCAAATACGGCATTTCCTTCTTTTTTAGTCATAGGATCAATATTTACTCTCTCACTAGTCGTTTCTGTCTTTGGTTTAGAAACTGCAGGTTTAGCTTTAGCTGAGGATTTAGACTTACCCTTAGTTGTAGGTTTAGGCTTACCTTTAGTTGCAGCAAGGGCAGATACTGGGGCAGGAGCAGGAACTCCACTAAATAAATTAGGTTCCTCAGGTGGCTTAGGAGTCAACTTCTTAGCCTTAGCCTCTAGCAATAAATCGTTACTTCTGGTATAAATCGCTCTGATCAAATCAATTTCACTGTTTACTGGTTTTTGCATAAAGGTTCCTTTTTTCTACTTTATTTAGGCTTTTTACACTTTACCTGTATACATACTAATGTATGAAATACCTCAGGCTTGCTGCAATAAGTTTCGCAGTAGTCTTCGTGGTGCTCCTCTTGAAGCACAAAGAAGCAAAGCCTGTACTACCTAAAATCAATCTTCCTAGTCCAGCAACCGTGATTGATGACTTTCTAGAGGTAGAAAGTTATCCAGGTTTCACAGTAGTAACTGACGACTGTGCAGATACCTATAAATGTGTTGGAGAAATCTTAGTCACCAATAGTCGCTTTATTGGTAGTGGAACATTGATTGCTCCCAAAGTAGTTGTTACTGCGGCACACGTAATTAAAGATTCTGAATTAGAATATTTTCGAACAAACAACCAGTGTTACAAGATTAGAAAATCTGTAATGCACCCAGATTATACAGAGGAAGGAAGTGGTAAAAATGATATCGGTTTACTTTTCTTAGAGGAAGCATGCCTAGAAACTCCTGCAGTCTTACAGACAGATCCCCAAGAACTGAAGCGAGGAGAATTATTAACAACAGTTGGATTCTCTCATAAAATTAAAAAAATTAGTAATGAACATACATTCTGGTATTACGGAACCATTGTGGAACAACCAACCTATATTCGTTTTCTTGCCTACAAAGGAAACATCTGGCTTGGTGATTCTGGTGGTGCAGTATTCGAAGACGGCGGCAAGCTGACAGGAGTGATATCTGCACTTATGATTATGGAATACTCTGTGGTGGATCAGATTGCCACACGAGTAGACCTGTACGTTCCTTGGATCAGACAGATGGAAAAGATCAATGAGTAGGGTTCAACGAGGTCTAGTTGCAGCCTGTAGCTTTCTAGTAGGAATTATTCTGGCTAGACTGTTTGGGTTTTAAGCCTAAATACCTATGTGATTATCGCAGGTATAGATTATTCCATGACGAGTCCAAGCATCTGTGTGTTCAACTCCACAGAGCCTTTCAAGTTTCAGAGATGTTCCTTCTATTTTCTGAGCGACGTAAAGAAAAATCAAAAATTATTCCTAACCAATATTCGTGGAGATCCGTTTGATGACTGGAACTCTGATTTTGCCCGATTTGAAAGCATATCAGACTGGGCACTACAGATGTGCATAGGATGCGACCAGATAGCCCTGGAAGGGTATGCATACGGCGCAAAGGGTAAAGTGTTTCATATTGCAGAGAATACTGGCGTTCTCAAATATCGTCTGCACCAGCTGAGTATTCCAGTAGAAGTGATTCCTCCGAGTGCCGTAAAGAAACAGGCTGCTGGCAAGGGCAACGCAAACAAAGAAGAGATGTATCAGGCATTTCTGATGGAGACTGGAATAGATCTTAAGGGAACTATTAGTCCAGATAAGAAAGATGTCGGAAACCCAGTTTCCGACATCGTTGATTCTTATTATATCTGTAAGAGTCTGTACACCAAACTCAATAGTTTGGGTTAATACGCATCCGAATCACCAGTTGAATATTTAGGAGCTTGTCCAGAAATATTCTTTGCGGTCATAGATGCCCAACTATCCGATGATACGTTTGCTGCTGCTGCTCCTTGCTTTGCTGTTGTTTGTCTTTCCTCAGGAACAACTGCGCCATCGTTATTTGCATCATGAGGATGATGACCAATTTCTGAACCTAATCGGTTCTTCGAGGTTCCCGCTGCAGCCGCATCTGCATGTATGTCTGCTTCATCTGGAGTAACTTCTCTATTGGCATTTTGGTCTACTGGCTTAACAGCTTCTTGCATCGGCATGCGATTGCCATTCACCCAGAGTCCTGGGTTTTGTGCGTCTTGGCTCTTGGTTTGCATGCCCTGAAGATGTGTCAAGAACATAGATCTGTTTGTGTTTTCTTGCATTGGAGCAGACTTTGATTTAGGTTTATTTGCCTTTGATTTATTTCTATTATTCCATGCCTTCATCATATCATCAACCATTTTACCTCGTTCTTCAACACTAGCATTGGGAAAACCTTTTTTTACAGAATTTGTAAAAGTAATAAGAGGTAAACCTACAGGATGATTTATGTTTTCTTCTTGAAGAGGTTTCTTTTTCTGATCAGACAGCGATTTAGGTTTATTTGATCCAGGCGTATCTGCTCTTTTCTTTAGAGGTGTAGCCGTAGTTGCTGTTCGGCCACTTTCTGAGGTGTATGTGCCTCCAGGACTAGTTCCTGCTTTGCGTTTTGGTTCCCTAGTATAATTTATTTTTTCAGTGTTACCAAATCGGTTAAATAAATCTGTGGCTACTTTATCTCTTCTGGCTATTTCGTCTTTTGTCAATTCTTCTTGTACTAATTGATTCTTAGTATATAGATTGTGACCTGATAATTTTGAAGGAGGACCAACAAAATCTTCTTCTTCTTCGTGTTTACGTTCTGTGTAATCTACTGGTGTTTCATTTTCGTGATTAATACCCTTATCCTCATCGTCTCTTCGTTCCTGCCAACGACTCATATAGGCATCACCTAAAGCTTTACCAGTGTCTGGGTTGGTGAATTCCGCATCTTTATTTATTACTTTGTTGGTTAATGGCTTTGTAATACCACCCATAGCTTCTTGCACTGGCATGCGATTGCCATTTACCCAGAGTCCTGGATTCTGTGCGTCTTGGCTTTTGGTTTGCATACTCTTTAAAAAAGATAGAAACATTTGGTTCATTTTATTCCTTTGGTTATACTGTATTTAGTGTTTTAACAATTCCACTTGCGAAGAGCTAGTGCTTTACGAGTAGGCTCTCCGTTTGGTTTTTTCATGGCTCCAGGCATTCCACCCATTCTGGCACAAAAAGATTTTCTTCTTTTTGCTGCTTTAGATCCTTTTTTTAATTTAGAAGGAGGTGTTGTTACTGCGGTCTGTAATTTACTTCCAGGATGTTCTGCTCTGTAAGAACGAATACCTTCAGGATTCAAACCACCCTCAGGATTCTTTCCTTCTTTGCGTGTCCATGCCGCAGTTTCGTTTAGGTATTCTTGAAACGATTTCATGCTGGTGTTACCTTCTTTCCAAATGCTCCATGCATTCCTACTCTAGACTTTTCTGCCTTCTTCTTTTTTAGTTCTTCGGAAGACATCTCTCCTGTTGTCTTTGGAGTACTGGAACTTATTCGCTTGGTTGGTCTACAGTACTCGTTCTTTCCGCCTGCACCACAAGCCTTACCGCTCTTCGTGTCTTTCCACTTCTCTGCTCCCCATCTCTTAAGGTTTGCTCCACTTTTAGTTTTGCGAACATCACCCTTTGATTTGCGACATTTAGCAGTGGCTTGTGCTGCTCTGGCACTCCATTTACCGTAAGATGCCATTACCTTTCGATAACAAGCATCCCGTTCTTCGGTTAGGTATTCTAGAAAAGATTTCATGAATCTGCATTAATTCTTTTTCGTTTAACCAGCACAGTCCATCCCCATGCTACTGCCAAGAACAGCACAGGAAGATACCACAAAATCCATCCCCAACCATTTCGTTGAGAAATAGTGTCTGCGTGTTGTGCCGCATTGGTAGAAATGTCAGGAATGATCACGGGAGTTGTGTTGCAGGCAGTAAAAAAACAAAAAATTGTCAACGCCAATACCAAACGAGCTTTTGTAATAAATTTCATATAATATCCTTAAGATTTGTTGCTGGCTGCAGCTGATCCAAAATAGAATCCTACAATTGAAAGTAGGATCTGACGATTTTCACTAGTAAACAAATACCCATTAATTTCCACAAAGAATTTTCTGGTAGAAGAAGGAATCAAACCAAACAGTCCTTCTGGTGTGGTTGCATCAACTTCCACAAACGTTGGTGTGCCAAAGAATGGCAGTATGAATGGAGCAAGTAGTGTGGCAAACAATACTCCCAACACAATAACTTGGCGCACAACACGTCCAGCATCCACTGAGACACGTTGCACGGCTTTATCTTGATTCTCAGTGGTCTGCTTGTTGGCAGCCATGAGTTGGTTGAACATCTCTTTTTGGTCTTGACTCTTTTGAGCCATGTAACGAAAAAGGAATCCAGTGAATCCGCCACCAATGAGTGAAATTAGTTCAGTTGGTATCATTTGATTCTCCTGTAGTATTTAGGCTATTCTTCTTTCGACGTGCCATATACCGTCCTTTGCTTTGTTGTATGCGTTTTTGAACTGAAACAGGCACTCCAATGTCATCAGGCTTCATTCCAGCAACGCCACCTGCGGCTACGCTGTTGGCAATAGGCGCAGCAACGGCTGCTTCTCCGTCTTCCTGTAAAAGACCACAAGCTCGCAGTTCACGCATTGCTCCTTCCAGGAACATGGCACCATCACCGCCAGCCTTTACACATTCTTCTGTGAACAGGGCAAGAGCGGCAGGAACATTGGTAAGGTGAGCACGAACATAAGGATCAGGAACTTTCACAATAATTCTTTTTAAAGCCACAATCAACTGATCGAATGGAGTAAACTGTTGCAGTTCTCTTGGAGTTAGACTGCTAAGATCTTTTAGTTGCCTGCCATTCGCATCAATAATGCCTAAACTATAGGCACCAAGTCTGGTGAATGGAGTAGTCAAGGCATCCACAAACTTATACAGAGTAAAGCTGGTAATTATTTGAGTGAGTTTACTTGCATTCATGTGATTTCCTTTAACACTTTCATTATTCGGTGATCTAACGGAATATCCTCTAGTTTAACTTCTGGCACTCTTTTAGGTAGGATTTGAAGAAAGTATAGAAATGTTTTTAGGTAGGAATGATATCTGGGTTCAGTCTTAAAGAAAAGAATTCGTGAGCAAGCTTCAACTCCAAACACATTATTAAGTATCATTATGTGATTAAGCAGTAAACGATCCTTGAGTGTCTTCTTTAAATCATACTTGTTGAATAACCTCTTAATATACTTGATTCTGTTGAGATCGTCATAAAACTCTGAAATACCAATGCAATTGGGATTATCATACATTTTAATCGAATACAACAAAAAATTGTCTTCACTCAGAGGTTCATAAAGCATAATTTATTATTGGTTATTAAATCCAGAAGCATTCAATGGAGTATCAATAGCTGCAGGAGTGCGTTGACCTTGTTCTGGACTGTCTCCAGAGTATCGCATAACACTAGCAGTCATCTTGTACAGTCCAGACGGTGCTTCGTCTACACGAAGAGCAATAGCCAAATGGTCTCCGTCAAGCGTATCTTCCACGCCATC